CGTTTTCCCCAAAAGTGTATAATAAGTGCCCCCTCACACTCCCAATTGCATGACGCATTAGGTTCAGAGATCCGCGCCTGGGTTAATGTTCTGCCAGGTGTTATCAAGGATGGAATGGAAGTATTAGCCGAGCAGATCCGCCTCAAGGCTGCACCAAATGAGAGCTTTATTTCGTTTCGAGTAGCAGCCCGCGAGAATCCCGAGACCCTGGCTGGAATTCATAGTGAGAATGTTCTTTTGCTTTGCGATGAAAGTTCAGCTATTCCGGCGGAAATATTCGAGTCGGCTGCATCTTCTATGTCCGGGGAGCACGCGACGACACTTTTGCTTGGTAATGGAACACGCGCCACAGGATTCTTTTATGACACGCATAACAAGTTAGCTCGGGACTGGGAGACCCGGCGAGTTTCCTGCCTGGATTCAAAGAGAGTCTCGAAGGAGTTCGTCGATGAAATTAAATCTCGATATTCTGAGAATTCCAATCAGTGGCGCGTAAGAATTCAGGGCCTTTTTCCGGAAGCAGATGAGGATAGTATTATTCCGCGGCATTTGGTAGAGAATTCGATTGACCGGAAAGTAGATCCGGTTGGCGGCCCTGTTACAATTGGTGTGGACGTCGCCCGTTTTGGCCAAGACTCCTCTGCGATTTGTCTCCGCCAGGGGAATACACTATTGGGTCAAGTCAAGACAAAGCGCGGCCTGGATACTATGCAAGTCGCAGGTTGGGTTCGAGCAGAGATGGACGCACTCAAGAAGAAGAAGATAAAAGTTGGCGAGATCTGCATTGACAGCATAGGGATCGGAGCGGGGGTTGTAGATAAGTTGCTCTCCGACGGTATAGATTGCCGCGGAGTCAATGTTTCTGAGGCTCCCAGTATAAAGGGGCAGCATCTCAACTTACGCTCCGAGCTATGGGAGAAAGCGCGTCTATGGTTCGAGGGTCTCGATGTTAATATTCCGAATGATGAGCAGTTAGTCGCGGAGCTCTGTTCGGTACGTTACAGTTATTCTTCTTCCGGGAAGATCAAAGTTGAGAGCAAGGATGACATCCGCCGCCGCCTGGGAAACAATGCTTCTCCGGATGCAGCGGATGCGCTCATATTAACTTTCAGTCATTATGCGACAAAGGGCTCGGTCCCCTGGAATAAGCCCCTTATAAGGGAGATCAAGGGCATTGTATAAATAACTTGATCCAACCCTAAATCACAGTTAGCATGCCTCTACTTATTGAATTTCAATATCCCTTTTCAAACAGTAGATGCCACTTACAGACGCGGAGGTTAGAGCTCAAACCGCGGAGCTAGAGCAGGAGCAAATTTCCCTGGCGGGTGATGAGCCAATGGATGAAGAGCTCCTGGAATCTATTGTTGCCGGGCTTATTGAGGACGCCCAGGATTATATTGATCATTCTGAAGCCCAGGACCGCAACCTGGCGAATGATTACTATCATGGACGGCCCTTTGGTAATGAAGAGGACGGCCGCAGCCAGGTAGTAGATAGGACACTCCGTGATACTGTAGCACTAATGATGCCGCAGATTATGCGGACATTCTATGGTTCAGAACGTGTTGTCGAATTTCAGCCTCGGGGTCCTGAGGATGTTGCAATGGCTGAACAGGCCACGGACTATGTAAACCAGGTTTGCATATCCCAGGACAACGAAGGTTTTTCGACCTTTTACAATATCTTCCGCGACGCCCTGGTCAAGAGGGTGGGTGTAGCAAAAGTTTATTGGGAACGCCGCGAGGAAGTAGAGCACGAAGAATATACAGGACTGGACGACCAGGGTTTCCAGGCATTAATGCAGGATCCAGATATAGAAGGTAGCTCTGTTGAGTCGTACCCGGATCCCGATTTTGTACCACCGCCACAACCACCGCCACAACCGATCTCTCCCGGCGGACCGCAGCCCGTGCCGCAGCAGAACATGGAAGCTCCAATGCTGCACGACGTTGTGATCCGCCGTCTCACAGTAGACGGTAAGATCAGAATAGAGTCCCTACCTCCGGAAGAATTCATCATAGATCGCCGCGCCACCGGGCTTGGTGAAGATGAGTTTACTATCTGCGGGCATCGCCGTTATCTGACCGTCAGCGAACTCGTTAGTATGGGGTATGATTATGAAGAAATGCTTGACCTGGCCGGGGATGAAGATGCTTTCGGCACGAATACAGAGTTTATATCGCGCAACCCGATGGGTAATTACGCAGATCAGTTGGACGCTGGAGAGGCGAACAAGCGCGTTTTATATATTGAAGCATTTGCGAAAGTCGATTATGCGGGCAATGGGATCGCTTCTCTCCGCCGTTTTTGTTGCGCTGGTTCTCATTTCAAAATTCTTCATCATTCTCCCGTTAATTTTCTACCATTCCAAATTTTCTCTGGCTATAAGGAACCTCATTTGTGGAAGGGGCATAGTGTCGCGGATTTCACAATGGACCTACAGAAAATTAAGAGCTCCGTTTTACGTTCAACATTAGACAGTCTCAGCAAGAGTATTCATCCCGACACCTGGATGGTTGAGGGGAGTGTTTCGCTCGACGACCTGACTTCTAACCGTGTCGGAAAAATCATCCGCACCAGGGCTCCAGGAATGATGGGTGAGCTCAATAAGAGTTTCAACGGGAAAGAGTCATTCCCGATGCTGCAATATTTAGATGAGCTAAAAGAGTCCCGCACTGGCATGAGCAAAGCGAGTATGGGCCTTGACGCTTCCGCGCTCCAATCCAGCACAAAAGCGGCAGTTTCCGCGACAGTTGCAGCATCGGCTGCACAATTAGAGCTCGTATGTAGAGTCTTTGCAGAGACTGGCATGAAACCCCTGTTTAAGAAGATATTAAAGCTGCTCCATACACACCAGGACAAGGCTCGAATGGTACGTTTACGCAACGAATGGGTGCAGATTGATCCAAGTACCTGGAACGAAATGGATGTTTCTGTGAACGTAGCTCTCGGACTTGGAACAAACGAAGAGAGAATGGGAATGCTGGCAGGTTTAGCTGCAAAACAGGAAGCAATCCTGGAGAAGCAGGGACCCGAGAATCCCCTGGTAAACTTCCAGCAATATCACCACACCCTGGCAAAATTAACCGAATTATCTGGATTCAAGGATGTTCAGTCTTTCTGGACTAATCCTTCGACTTATCAAGCACCGCCTCCGCCCCCTCCACCCGAAGATAGCCCGGATGAGATTTTCGCAAAAGCACAGGCTGCAAAGGCGACCGCGGATATAAGCAGGGACCAGGAGAAATTAAAATTAGATCGCGAGAAAATGATCCGCGAAGATGACCTGAATAGGGACAAATTAGATGCAGAGCTCTCCATGAAAAAAGACGAGCTCGAGAATAAATATCAAACAACAATAGATCAAACGGAAGTCCGTGGGCAGATTGAGAAGGACCGCGAGCAGATAAAGCTGGAGCAGATGCAAAGCCAGCAAATGCAGCAAGCACCTCCGATGCCCCCTGGCGATATGAACCCGCAGCAAATGGGTCCGCCAATGCCGGAATTTCCACCTGACCAGATGCCATCGTGAGAAAGAAAAAAGGGATCTCTGAGCCTAAGACAGTGGACGAGAAGATCCGACAAGGAACCTCCGCAGCAGCGGTTGTAAATTCTCCAGTTTTCCAGGATGCATTTGAGATCCTGGAGGAGAGATATATTAGTAACTGGATTTCCAGTTCGGTTGAAGACAAGGACAAACGCGAAGTTCAATTTATGTCTTTGCGAGTCTTATCTGAAGTCCGCCTGGAGTTAGAGTCCATGATAAATAGCGGTAAATTGGCCGCTAGACACAATCAATAGGGATTCGCTATTAGCGAACAACCCGGAAAGTAAAACATGGCTGAAGAAATCGAAGGTGAACAAATCCCGCGTGCGGGGTCTGCACTTGATGAAGCAGCAGCAGTTTGGGGTAAGGCATTGGCCCTCGAATCTGGCGAAGAGCCAGAGAGCGAAGATAACCAACCCGACCCGGAGGTTCCTGAAGAAGAGGAACCGGAAGAGGATGAGCAGGATGATGAATTAGAGGAAGAAGAAGAAGACGAAAAAGCAGAACCAGAGCAACAACTTTACAAAGTGCGCTCGGATGGTGAGGACCTAAATGTTGGTTTGGATGAATTACTCTCCAGCTACAGTCGTCAATCTTCTTACACTAAGAAGTCACAAAGTCTTGCAGAGGCAAAAAAAGCCTTTGAGCAAGAGTCAGCAGATTCGAGAGAAATTAGAGCTCAGGCTTTACAGATACTCGAAAATGCGAAAGCTGCACAAACTCAAGCGCCACAAAAGGATGCGCAATACTGGCAAGATCTAAAGACAATGGATCCCATGCAGTACCTCGTCGAAAGAGACGAAGTTCGAGAACAGCAATTTCAGTCGCAGTACCAGGATCAGCAAATAGAGATGCTGAAAGCCCAGGAAGCTGCGGAGCAGAGAGCTAATCTCGAAAGTTATGTTGACTCACAGAAGGGAGTTCTTACAGAACTTATCCCGGAGTGGGCTGATCAGAAAGTGGCTGATGCAGAAAAAAAATTAATTCTCGCATACGGTCTAAAGACTGGGTTTTCCCAGGAAGAGCTAGACAACACATTTGATGCTCGCGCAGCAAGTACAATGAGAAAAGCTGCACTTTACGATCAGTTAACAACTAAGCGCAAAGGTTTAAAGCCCAGCGTTAAAACTAGCATGAAAGGTGGTTCACAATCTCAAGATCCCAGGACTGTCAAATCCGGTAAGGCGTCGGCAAGGTTAAAGAAATCGGGCAGTATCGATGATGCAGCCTCGGTTTTTTTCAATATGATTCGTTCTAAATAAGGAAAAATACTATGGCAATTGTTAGTAACACTTTTGAAAGTTACCAGGCTATAGGCAACCGGGAGGACCTCGCAAACACGATATATAATATATCGCCAAGCGACGTACCTTTCATGTCTATGATTGGACGTTCAAAAGCAAAAAATACACTCGTAGAGTGGCAAACAGATGCGTAAACAGAACTAGCGCCCTTGTCCAGTAATGGGCATTGCAAATCCTGTGAATTGCGGGGAAGTCCAGAACGGATAATCCGCAGCCAAGCCTCCAAGGGAGGAAGGTTCAACGACCATTCCGAAAGGAAGTACACTCAAGTGAGTGGAAGCGCAGGAAACCCCGGCAGGGGTTGTGAGATGGTCTCATCTAATTAGGAATAATTAGCAGCCTAACGGCGGTCCAAAGATTAACGACTTTGGGCGAAGATAATGTAGCTTCGGCAGTCGCAACAAACGCTCAAATTGAAGGCGATGAGTACGCTTTCGACGCAGTCGTACCAACGGTACGCTTGAGTAACTATACTCAAATATCTCGTAAGACAATTATCGTGTCTGGTTCCCAGCAAGCTGGAAATCATGCAGGAGTCACAAACGAGATTGCATATGGCCTTGCTAAGAAGAGCAAGGAGCTCAAGCGCGATATGGAATCGTGTTTGACCAATAAAGTGGCTAAGGCCGTCGGTGCTTCAGGGACTGCCAGGACGCTCGGTGGACTTGAGACTTGGATATCTTCAAACACATCCCGTGGCTCAGGTGGAGCCGGGTCAGGGGCTGGAGCAGCGCCAACCGATGGCAC